TTCTAGAACAGGTACGGTTGATCCTATGTTTATAGCATTCAGCGATCAAGAAAATTCATTAGAGTTTGAACCAACTAATACAAATACCGCAGGGTCACTAAGACTTTCTTCAGGATCTTCAATAATAGGTGCTGTTAAATCAAGACAAGAAATAATGATTTGGACCGATACTGCTCTTTATAGCATGCAATTTATTGGCCCTCCGTTCACCTTTGCAGTTAACTTAATTAATGAAGGTATAGGTCTAGTTGGACCTAAAGCAGCCGTTACCGCGCCTCAAGGTATCTATTGGATGAGCTACAATAATTTTTATATTTATAACGGTAGTGTGCAAACTATTCCTTGTACCGTACATAATTATGTTTTTGGTGATATTAATCTAGGACAGTCTTTTAAATTTAACGCATTTACTATTTCAGACAAAAGCGAAGTTGGGTGGTTCTATTGTTCATCAAGTTCTACGGAAATAGACAGGTACGTTATTTACAACTATATAGAAAACCTATGGATTTATGGATCTTTAACAAGAACAGCTTGGTTAGATGCGGGTATAGAAAATTACCCTAGAGCCGTAAATGGAGGTTATTTATATCAACAAGAAACTGGATTTAATGATGATGGATCTCCTATGACAAACGTTTTTATTGAAAGTTCTGATTTTGATATAGGAGATGGTGAACAATTTACTTTTATAAGAAGAATCATCCCAGATTTCAAGTTCTTACAAAATAACAACGCTGGTAATATAAATATTGTAGTTAAAACAAGAAATTTTCCAGGAGATTCTTTAACTACAAATTCTACAAATGCAATAACTGAAACAACTACACAAGCTTATGTTAGGGGCAGAGCAAGACAAATGGTTTTAAGATTTGAATCTGATGATGATGCAACCGGTAATGGTAACTTGGATATTGGATGGAGATTAGGAGCTACTAGGATAGATACAAGGCCTGATGGCAAGAGATGAGCAAAATATTACAAACTCAGTTACCTATTGCTACAGGAGATGTTAGCCCAGAAACTTTCAACAGGTTAGTAAGAATATTAGAAATTAACTTAGGTGCTGTAGATCCAGATCAAACCAGACAAGTTAATGACGCAGACAAAACAACTTTTAATTTTTTAGCCGGATCTATTATATGGAACACTACTTTAGGTGTTTTACAGGTCTATACTGGCAACAAATGGGTAGATATAGGCGAAAGAACAAACGATTTTGGTTTTGAAATGACTGCTTCTGTTGGTAAAGTTGATGTAAAGACAAATGGTGATATAACAGTTAATGTCTAAAGCAGTAGAAGTACAAGAGTATAAAACAAAAAACATATTGTTAGAACATCCTGCTGATTGGTATATAGATGACCAAACATTTAATGCAGTTCAACACTCGTTATCAGATATAGTAGATTTTTATGAAAACAAGGGTAATTACAACCCTGTAAAAAATAAATTACATGAAGTTATAAAAGAACCGTTAAAAGATGTATATACGGTTCCATTCTTTTCAGAGAAGTTTTGTCAAATATTATTAGACGAAATGCATAACTTAGAAGACTTTTACGGATTTATACCCAATCCAGAAGAGGATGAACTTAGACAAATACCTGAAATAACCTTTCAAGATAATTGTCCAGAAATATATAACTCTTTGTTTCAAACAATATATACTATAGGTAATCCTATATTTTTAAATATTTGGAATAGGCACGTTAATGGTGGCGCAATTCAAATAGCTAATTATAATTTAAAGGATAAAAAACAAGGTGCTTGGCATCATGATGCTAGTGCCGATATAAGTATGGTTGTTCCTTTAAATACTGGCGAGTATAAAGGCGGCGGTACTGAGTTTTTAAATCGTGGTACGGTTGAACCATTACCTACGGGCCACGCTCTAATATTTCCGAGTTTTACTCATATGCACAGGGGATTATCGGTAGAATCAGGAAATAGATACTTACTTGTATTTTGGTTAAAATGTATAGAAGAATAGGGTAGAATTTAAAAATGGCTATAGTAGATAACTCAGGAACAGGTTTAGCGGCCCTAGGGCGTAACGAAGACCGCTTTATGGCTCATGTTGCACCAGGCGAAATGGTGGTTCCACCAGTCATATCTGACAAGACAAGATCAATAATTAGAAAGGAGATGGCCGCTGTAGGTTTAGATCCTAATGAATATGTTGTTGGTCAAGGCATGTCCATAAACCCTATTACAGGACAAGCAGAGTTTGGTTTTTTAAAAAAGATAGCTAAAAGCGTTAAAAAAGTAGTTAAAAAAGTTGCACCTATTGCAGCTGTAATACCTGGTCCTTGGCAACCGTTTGCTGCCGTATATCAAAAGGGTAATGCAGCTCTTAAACTAGCCAAAGGTGAAGGTGGTCTTAGTGACATTATGACGTTAGCTGCTGGTGGTAGACAAAGTTTATTTGGGAAAGAAGGAGCTATTGAAGCTATTAAGAGTGGAACCGGTATTTTAGATCCAGCTAAGTTAGGTGATGCTTTTAAAAATATTGGTCAAGTAGCCAAACTTGATGCAGCAGGTAATATAGTTAAAGATGCTGCGGGAAATATAGTTACTGAATTTTCACCTTTAGCTTACGGAAGTAATGTTTTACAAGGTATAGCTAGCGACCAACAGCAAGGATATGGTGGATTACTAGGTGGTACTGGTCAAAAATTTAATGTTGTTACAGGTCAGCTTGAGGGTGCTGTAGGTGGAGCAGGATACAATCCTTTTATGCGACAAGCCACACCAACTACCGCTACGGTACAGTCAGGTGATACCCTTTCTGAAATAGCTAAAGCTAACAACACTACAGTAGAGGCGATCATGAAAGCCAATCCTGGAATTACAGATCCTAATGTTATATCGGTAGGACAAACATTAAATATACCAGGCACTACATCTAGCCAATCTGTTTTGAGTAGAATAATAAGCGGTACTCCTGGTCAACAAAATCCAATACAAGAGTTTATGGATGATCAACTAGGATTAGATCCTGGAGGTGGTGGCATTTACAATCTTCTTGGTGGAGGATCTGGGGACGGTACCGGAACTGGAGGCTTTGGTGGTATAGATCCCAAAATGGCTGGTCTTGCCTTGTTATACGGTAAAGTAGTTAAAGATGCAGCTAAGAAGACTGAAGGTGGTTTAACTGACATAAGACAATCAAAAAGACCAGACCTTAACCCAGCACCTGTATTTGCAGGATTTGACTTGGGTATAAGAAAGAAAGCATCTTTTGGTGGGCCGATAGGATTCGGTAGACAATACTTCAACGAAGGCGGTATGGCCGTAAAAGAACTTGATATGCGTCAAGGTGGTGAGTCAGTTGGTCCAGGAACAGGTACATCTGATGACATACCAGCCATGCTTAGTGATGGTGAGTTTGTAATGACAGCCGCAGCTAATAATGGAGCGGGTGGATTTAAGTTCAACAAAACAAAAAAAGGTATCGAGTTGATAGCTGCTAGTAAACCTAATAGAGAAAAAGGTGTAGACGTTATGACTAACCTTATGGAAACTTTTGAAAAATATAACAAATCTGGGAGTATGGCATAATGGCTGAAACAATAGATCCTGTACTTCAGGAACAACGTACCGCTGAAATTCTTACGGACCCGTTAATACGGGCTTTGTATTTTGGTACCGAAGGCACTCCTGGATTCTTTAATCAATTACAGCAAGCAGGTGCAAACCTTATCGGTACTGATGTGCCTCTACAACAAACTGCTGGTTTAGATAGATTAGAGACTTTAGCAAGAGAAAGAGCCGAAGCAGGTCTTGGTTCATTTCAACCGTTTTTTGATAGACAGCAAGGTTTGATAGATGAAGCCATAGCACAATCTAGAAGAGCAGAACAATTACAAGATCCATACTTTACAAGAGCCGAAGAGCAATTTGGTTTAGGTTTAGGTGATGCTTTATCTGGTATTCAACAAGCTAGAGGTGTAGCAACAGGTGCGGTAGATGAATTTGGAAACCGTATAGGTGAATCAGAAGATTTATTAAGAGGATCTGTAGGTGCTTACGATCCTATGATGACAGAACAATTTTATAACCCTTACGAGGATAGAGTTGTTCAACAAACCATAGACGACATAATGGAGGCTGGAGAAAAACAAGATATAGCGGCCAGAGCGCAAGCCATATCTGCTGGTGGTGAATCAGCCTTTGGATCTAGAGCAAGACTTGGCGCAGAAGAAAGAAGAGAATCTTTGGGAAGGGGATTAGCAGAAGCTTTAGGCAACATTAGATCTAGAGGTTTTTCAGAAGCACAACAGACAGGTCTTGGTGAGTTCGCACGACAAAGACAAGCAGAAAGAGCAGCCGCTCAAGGCCTGGGTGGATTTGCAAGATCAAGACTAGGAGCCGGTCAAAGTTTAGCCAGTAGCTTACAAGGATTAGGGCAAAGCGAAGCAGCCGCTAGAGCAGGATTAGCTGGTGGTTTACTAGGTATAGGCGCACAAAGAGGCGCTGGTGCATCTGGATTAGGTGCGCAGTTAGCAGGATATGGCGGTCAATTAGCTGGCGTAGGAACAACCCTTGATGCGTTAGGAAGAGGTCAAAGATCTGAATTGATGGGATTAGGTGCTACTTCTAGAGGTATACAAGAAACAGGACTTGGTAGACAGTTTGCTCAACAGATGGGACAACAGATGAGGCCTCTACAAACACTACAATCTATTGGTTCTATGTTACCTGGCTATCAAGCAACAAGAACTCAAATTGATTCAACATACGGTATGGCTCCTGATCCAAGCGCACAAGGTCTTGGTGCTGCTTTCTCAGCTTATGCTGCATTACAACCACCAAGAGCGGGTTAATGAGTTATTTACAAAGAAAAATGTTCGCTAATGGTGGTGTAGCTGAAGCCAACCCTTACTATTATGTAAGTGCTGATAGAAAATTAGTGCCTTTAGATTCTAACCAACTTTATGATGTTTTATCAACTGCGGGTATAGGTGAGCTTACGGCATTAATACAGAATCCAGATGTTGAATATAGCCCTGCAACACAAGAATTGTTTCGTAGAGTAGTAGGAGAAAGAAGAGCTAGAGGATCTAGCACTACTCCAAACAATTTAGAATTTGGTAAAGCTTTGCCTGATTATCTAGATTTTTATTCAGGTCTTGAAAATATAGGTGGTATTGCAAAAGACACAATCCTTGAAGGTGCTGAAAGAGGTGTGGGGTTATTTAGGGGGCTAATGGCTGATCAAGGAGATCCACAAGATTTATTTGTTAGTGAGAGATTTCCATTCAATAGACAGGGACAGCCTGTTGTAGATCCATTCCAAGGTCGTCCAGATCCGACAAATATTCCAGAACTTATAGGTAGAGCCGCAGAGGGATTAGAAGCTAAAGCAAAAACTGTACCTCCCCTTTTTGATAGATCAGGATCATTAAGAAGAGGTTTTTCTAATCCAGAATTAGCGGCTATCTTAAATAGAGCGCAATCGGGTGAAATACAAGACTTTGAAGAAGAAATAGAAGAATTAGTAAAACCAGATGTAGTAGATACAGCGGTTGTTCAAGAAGTAACCGAGCAAGCCCCTAGAGAGTTACCTAGAGGAATAGTAGAAATTAGAAACATAAGCCCTGATGATTATGAAGGGTCCAATATAGCTCTGTTAAAACAAGAAATGGAAATAGTAGGTAGAGATGAAGAAGGCAATCCTCTGCCAGAAACAAGATTATTACAGGATCCTGAAATACAAGATCTTTTAGATGAAATCAAACCTATTGAGGTGAAAGTTGATGTAGACAAAACAGAGGCTGATAGCTTATTGGATACTGAATTAAAATTTGAAGGATTAAAACCAGGAGAATTAAAAGAGGGTGCTGAAGAACTTTTTGAATCTATTAGACCTGGAGAAGACCCTACTAAGCCTTTAGCTCCTATCATGCCAATAGGTAAACCAGAAACAGAAAAAGATGCCGTTACTAGAAAACTAGAAGAACCAGGATTCTTTGG